CGGCGACGGGCAGCGACGATTAAGCGCCAGGCGTCCCCCTCGGCCATGACTTGCCACCGAGGGGGGCGCCCAGACTTTCCACAGAAGGGAGGATGATGAATGAGTTGGCATTGTTCGCTGGCGTTGAAAGAGAATCGAGCTTCACGCTTGAAGGCAATCGGCAACGGCCAAGTCCCTGCCCAAATCCTCTTGGCTTGGGAAGTGCTGGGGTAGATGGGGCTTAGAATAATTCCACTAGATCTGAAGGAAGCCAATACGGTAGTCAAGAATCTCCATAGGCATCATAAGCCAGCGGTCGGGCACCGTTTTTCTTTAGGAGTAATCAATGGCTCCACTGGGAAGTTGGTTGGAGCGGCTATAATGAGTAGGCCCATCGCTAGACTTACAGATCAACGAATGATTCTGGAAGTTACACGGGTTGCAACTGATGGAACTCGCAATGCTTGCAGTTGCTTACTAGGTGCGGCAGCAAAAGCTGCCAAGAGTATGGGCTACGCAAGGATACAAACAACAACCTTGCAATCTGAATCAGGATCGAGTTTGAAAGCAGTGGGCTGGACTCCTGAAGTAATAAGCCAAGACGGTAGAGGATGGGACTCCCGTGCAGGACGGCAAGTGGACTGTAAAAATGAATTGAAAGTTCGGTGGGTTTGCGAACTAAACGACTACCCTGAGATTGAGCAGATTGCTGCCGATAACTTACACAGTCAAGTTACTGAACTTGGATTGTTTGATTGATGAACAGAATACTGTGCTTGGATCTCGGCACCACTACCGGGTTCGCCTTCCACAGTGAAGGAGATGTAAGCCACGGGATAAAGAAGTTCCCCAAAGACCTGGGCGAAAGGCTCCATGAGTTCTATGACTGGCTGCACACCCTCAGACCTGACAGGTGCCGTCTCAGTTAGTTCTCGCGTGGAGTGTGTTGGGGGGCGCCTCCAACGCGGAAGGGCCGCCGGAAAGGTAGCTCACAACGGCCCCCCCATGCATCGGAGAATCTTATTCTAGAGGATGGCGACGACCGCCGTCAAGGCGACTTGATCGCGATTCCTGCGTCATGTACTCCTCGGCCCAGGATATAGACTAGAACCGCATTGATGGCGGTTTTTGCCTGGTCTTCACTCAGACCCACGGAAGTTCCCCAGACCGCCAAAAGTACGGCCACGAGGGTCGCTTGGCACTTGCGACTCGCGAACACGTCTTGGAGAAGTTTCACGCTCCACCTCCCAACTCTTTTTTCTGTTTACCGTGCGCGTAGACAGCGGCCCCCGAAAGGAGGGCGCTCAAGCCGATTCCTACAACAGGCGGTAGGGCAGGCCTCGCGAGTTCGATGGCCTCCACCAAGGCCTCGCCTGTAGTCCTCCCTGTATCCACCGGAATACCGCCGGGTTGCGCCGCATTACCCACTTCCTGGATAAACGGCGCAAGACCCTGACAGCCCACCAAAAACAAAGCAGCGGCGAAGAACATCGCTCGCCTCATGTTCCCTTCCTTATCAGGCGCATCCCAAATGTAGAAAGGCTAAACTGTTTCCCTTAAGAAGGGCTGCCGCTGCCACGAAGACAGACGCAAAAGACGTGGCTGAGACGACCAAGTCTCGCGGCAGCCCTATTTCTTCACCTCTTCCTTCAACTCCTTGATGTCCGATCTCGACTCCTTGACATGGTGTGTCAGGATCGTAATCAGTTGACTCAGGTTAGAAACTCCGTGGTTCAACTTCCTGAGTTCTGTATCGAGCGCACCCATTACTTTGCTCGACTCGAAGGCGAGGCGCTTGGTAGTGCCGTTGCCATTCCCGTTCCCGTTCTTACTCTTCAGGAAGTTGAAAACTTCTCTTATTATGAGAAGGGCAACGATGGCTGCCACACCGATGTTCTGTAGGTCTTCCATTTCAATTCGGTTCCTTACCGTCTCTGTCTTCCAGCCGCTTCTGTTCTGCGAGCGTTGTCGAGGGCTTCCTTCCTGAGTGTTTCGATGATACGAGCGGCCTCTACTGGCGCGGTTGTCCCTTCGCCTATCGTTGCAAAAAGGGCGTCAATCATAATCAGGGTGGGGAGTTCACGGAATGCCGACTCCAATCGTGAACCGCGTAGCAAGCCTTGAAGTCGATTCTCGATGTCCTTAATGACGACCGCGCCATTTTCGTCTCTAAGGTCCACGCCGCTTTTTTCCTTGAGGAGAGTGGCCAGGATCTCGATATCCTCTAGGTACTCAAGGGCCATTTTGGGGGTGTTCGCGCCTGTCCCGCGATACAAGGCCGTGTATTCGGCAAGCGCCTTTACTCTCCACGCCATGTCGAGCTTCAACAGGTTGGGTGGGGAAACACCTGCTAGTTGGGCCTGACGGAACACCCAGTAGCGCGTCTCAAGGTCTGGGATCTGGTGGACCCTGGCCTCGAAGGGATCACGCTTAGATTGGACCAACTGGTCTCGCGCCCAAGACACTCCCAACTTCTTTTCTTCAGCCCACTTCAGCGCTGCTTCTTCTCCCCGGTTATCGAGTATGTCTTGGAACTCGACCACGTTCGCGCTTTTTACCCCTGTTCCGTGTGGGGAGAACCTATCCGCGATGTTTATGATGCGATTAATGCGCCTGCCGTCAGTTCCATGCTCTAACTTCAATCCCCCAAACACTCTCAACATTTCAATAGGAAACGAGTGCTTCCCCAACAGGAAGGGATTCTCAGCGCCCGTCTCTGCCAGCCGCAGCCTCTTCCCCTCCGGGCTCACTGCGTTGGCGAGGGCGCGAATGGCCATGACAAGAGCGTCCTCGTCGGACTTGTACTCGCGCTCTTCTGGAAGTTCTTCCGCAATCATCGAGGACAAAGCCGAAGCTCCGCGTTCCATCGCAAGCGCGTATGCCGCTCGATTTTGCCGACCCGGAACTAGGAGTCTTCCAACAGTTCTGCCCAGGTAGGTGGGGATCGAGACTTCGGTTGGGGTTCCTTCTGGGACAATGGGGCGTCCAGTGAAGGGGTCAACGCCAGTCAATAGTCCTGCAAATGCGCTGACCAGCGGGCTCCCTCGGAACATCTGCAAGACTTGCCCAGAGACATAGTTGACCGCGTCGTTGTCTGTAGGTCGGTGGAAAGGTCTCGCGAAGACGGATGCAATAGCACCGGCGTTGCTGCGGTCCCACGTTACGTTGCCGTAGGGCTCTCCAAATGGAAGTGCCACATGGGACATATAGTCCTGGAAAACCTCGAAACCAGACTTGGGGTCTGAGTAGCCAGCCAGCAGCTCAGACATGGCGGCGTCAGTTATCCCATAGCGTTGCTTTGCCATGACTGTGGGGGTGTGCCAGAAGGCCATGTTGGCAGCAACAAGGTGCGGCCTCTTCCTTAGGTTATTAAGCATTACCCGGTAGTTCTCGAAGGTGAACTTCAGGAAGTGGGAGGTGAAGGGGGTGTTGTTCTCCATCTCCGAGATAATCCTGTTGGGAACCGATCCAGAGGAGTAGTTCGGATACACGTCGTCAACAATACGGCCTATCCCTCTGATTGGATGCCCTTCTGCCATGCGCTTGAGTGCCATGGCGACCCTCGCGGTGTCGTCAAGGCCGCCATAGAATCGAGAGGCGGAGTCCCGAAGGTTGCCCTTGACGAATGTCACCTCCCCCAGACCCTTCAGCGCGAGGATCAAGGCGTCGGATGCTGTTCCCGCTACGGTCCTCTCGCCACCCCTGGAGAAGTCCTTGCCAGCCTTTAGAGCAAGTTTCTCCGAGATCGTCCTGGCAGCCGAACGGCCACCAGTAGCAGAAACGGCATCAACATAAGAAACTCCAACGACACCTTCAGCCATCAGTAAGTCGTACATCGGGCCACGCTCAGAAACGATCTTGGAGGCCTCCAGGTAGTACTTGGCTCCTGACTTCGTGAAGATGTTCAACCCCCCCATTTGGAGGTACTCCAAACTGCTCATCAGGTTTCTGTTTGTAGTGTCTGCATTTAGGAAAGTCAGGTTTCCACGGACAAACCTGCCCACGGCACCCATTGCTTTCAGGGCAGCGCCCTGGCCTTCTGCCATTGCCTTGATGGTCTTGGCCATCGTCGGGTGGATGTAGGCCTTCATCTCCCTTGGCCTCTGGGCGTTGTTCCTGCCAATAACCCTCAGAACAGCAGGGCTATCTCTAAAAACTTCTTCAACAAGCTCTGCTTTCTCTCTGAATCCTCTGAAGTACACGGGCTTTCCCTCGGCTGCCCACTGAACGACACCTGGGTCGTCTAGCATCTCTCGGAATACCTTGGCTATTTCAATGTTCGCCATCTCCTGCTCAATGATCTTGGGGACAACGAACTTTGCCTCTTCTACCTTTGCGCTTTTCAGCAGATTGACCGGAGAATACTTCTTGCCGTGATCTATATCCCGCAACTTCAAATTCCTGAACATTACGTCGTAGTGAGGGACACGACCCAGAGTCAGGTTCTGCACCGCCTCGGTGGTTGGTAGGAGTTTATTGGTAACTGAGTCTCGCACCGAATCGACAAGTTCAGCCGCAATCTTTGGGTCTCGCATCGCTGCATCCGCTTCATCGGCGAGCCTGGACCCCCTAAGCCCTTGCCTTCTAAGGGCTTCGGTGACTCTTCCGAGTTTGTACAGTTGCCGCCTCTCGACAGACGATAGGTCGCTAACCAGCCTGTGGATGCCAGCTGAAGTTAGGCGCTTGAGGCTAAACGATGGAGAACTTGCTTCTTTCATTGCGCGGCCATTGAGAAAGAACTCAGGCAACTCGCTGATTAGCGCGTCCTGAACAAGACCGGCGTTCATTTTCTCAATGAAGCCTCTGTCGAGTTTCATCTTCTCTTTGACCTTGTGAGCCCGTTTCGGGCTGAGTCCATCCAGAAGATACAGGATCGACGCCGCTGCTCGCGCCTCCTCGCCCAGGGCTGATGCCTGCGCCTCACCGCGATGCAGGAATGGTCGAGCTGACGTGCCAGTGGTAGACCCCTTGTTGTCTGTTACGCCCCTCGCCTTTTTTGACCCCTCGGCAAAAACACGGACAAACGGGAAGTAGGTTCCCTCGAAACGACCAGCGCCTTCAATCATTCCGAGGTCGCGCATCGATCTCTGCATTTCCAGGAGAACGCTGCGGACCCGCTCGATGGCAAGGAGTTCCGAGTGGGTGAACTTCTTCACTTGCACACCACCCTGTAGGTAACGGGCAACGTCAACGTCACTCAGGGCGGAGACTTGATCGAAATCCTTCTCTGCCTGTCTCCTCCTGGCCCGTGCTAAGTTCCGTGCGCCTTCATAGCGAGCCTTGTAGGCAGAGGCAGCCTGGTAGTTGAGGTACTTACTAACGCCTGGCTCTATAAGTTTTGATATACCCAAGCCCTTTGAGGCCTTGCTAAGTTTGTCCAGTCCCCAAAGCGTCAGGATCTCCTTGCGAAGTTTCCCGAACTTAACTGGCTCAAGAGCAGAGTTCACCACGATGTTCTCAAGGGCTCTGGCGGCCTGTGCCTTGCCTTCAGCCGTAATGGAGTTGTCGATGGCCTCGACAAGTTCACCCCAACTCTTCCCACGAACACCTAAGTCTGTCGCGTTTTTTCTTCCGAAGAGTTGTACCGCTTCCGCCTCCGTCAGGAACTTCACGCTCTTTGTCTTTTTAAGACGTTTCAGCATTTCCGATGAGGTTTCCGCATCCACCCGAGCCCTCCTGCCCTTGCGAAGCGGCGCTACCGTGACAGGCTCAGAGAGGTCTCGACCACGAAAAAGCGCGTCTGTGAAGTTCTCCTTGGTCATGCGGACTTGGATGGCGGCGATCAAATCCAGTCTCCCTTTTGCTTCCTGGCGCTCGACGCCGCTCCGCGTGGAGTCCTTATATATCTGTTTTTGTTCGGTCGCCCAGTCTTTGAGAGTATTATCGACCTCAGAAGCGATTCTTTTCGTAGCCTGTTTGACTTCGCTACTCGCCTCTCTGCTGATTGCCTCAGTTTCAATAGTCCTCGCCCGTCTCTTCGAGACCGCTTCTCCGCCGGGAGCCCGCAGCGCCTCCCTGCGGGCTGCTTTATTTTTCGCTGCGCTGGTAAGGGCTTGTCTTCTTGATTGTGTAGCCGTCTCATCGAGTCGTCGAAGGTTGTTCCTCGCCTGCTTTGAGATCTCGGTGAGCGTTGTCCCCTTGGGGTACTTCACAGTTAAAGATAATAGAATCAAAGCCCCCTCGGCTCCAGAGACTTCATTCAGAACATTAAGGAGGCCGAGAACATCCGCGTTGACAGTGAGGCCTTCAGCAGAGGTCACTTTTGACTTCCCCTGATCCCTTGCAAGCTGAAGGCCCCTTGAGAGAGCCCTTATCGCTGACGCTAGATCCCCTGCCCTACTGACACCGTCGCTAATTGAAGTAGAACCAGTCGAACGGTTAAGGTTTTCCACAAACTCAAGCGTGGCCTCGAAAGTATCGTCCGCAACGTCCGTCGCTACCCTTCGCAGCGCTTTCAGGGTCATCACTTCAGGAACTGGCTGCTTCTCACCGGACCTCCTGGCATTGATTTCGATTGTCCTCTGCGCCTCAAGAACCTCTCGGGCACTCTTAAGGCTAAACTTCGGTAGAGCGCCCTTGAGCTGCTTCGCGTACCCCTTGATTACTGAAGCAGCGGTCCTGGAGACGGCGAGACCCAACTTCAATCCACCTGCGGCGATCAAGGGGTCTGTGAGCGTCGAATAAGCAAATGACTGGAGAGATCTCTGGCCGACACCTCCGGCAATTGCTTCAAGCAATGCCTTCGCCTCGCCAAGGACTTTCTGTTCTGCTGTTTTAAGGTCGGTCATGCCCTCATTGTCCCAATGCTTAAATATCTTATCGATGTACTCAGGCGTTGCGGCGGGCCTTAGAATCTGCAAGAACTTCCTGCGGTTCTCTGGATCAGCAGCATATTTCTTCGCAACCGAGTGTCGGGGGTTTAGGGCGTCTCCAAGCGTGGCCCCAGACAATAGGGTGGAAAACTTGAACACGTCCTGTGGTGAGGCGTTTGTTGGCAACCCCTTTGGGAACTCAGTAATCAGGGCGGCAGCAGCCCCCCCGACCATTGCACCTGCAAACCGACCGCGCCCATTGCTGTCATGTTGTCCGCCTTGGAAGCGACCCAGAAGTCCATACGCATTCCCGAACTCATAACCAAGTGCCCTTTGCCATAGTTTGGCCTTGAGTTCCGTGTCTGTGACACCCTTGGAATCTGAACGGAACTTCGCCTCTGCCGTTTCCATCGTCTCTTGCAGGAAGGACTGGTAGATCTGGAAGCGTTCATTCAAGTCTGCGATCTGTCCGGTCGTACCCTCGGCATCTCCAGAGAAGTTGCGATAATACGACTCGACCATCTCCACACTACCCTGGACCATTGGAGGAACCGATACGCCGTAATTCTTTAGGAGATTTTCTGGCGCTTCTCCTGTGCCAGGAACAACCCTGTCCATTAGGTGGATCGCGCCCATAATGATTTCTCCAATTAACCAGAAGGCGCCCTCGGGAAGGTTCTTTACCCCCCAGTCCTTGCTTGCCGCGACACCAACGTCTGAAATCAGTTCCTCAACTGCATTGTTGCTTGCGTTGAGGAACAGCTGATGCAGAGCCAGCCCCGTTCCTGCATATTGCAAGGGGCGGCCAGCTTTATCCTGTTCAAGCCAGGTCTTTACCTCCTCCTGGGCCTCGATCAATGCCAAGATGAAGTAGTCATTGCGTTTCTTGTTGTATATGTCCCCCCAGATTTCGCTGCCAAAGAACCCAGCAACATTCTGAGCCTTTTTGGTTGCAGACAACTTCGCCTCTTCGACCTCCTTCTTTGTCCCCTTACGCAAAGCCCTGCTCAACTCAGGGTCTTCAATAACAAGGATGTCGCCTCGATCAATCTTTCTGAGGGGGTTCCAGGACTGCCAGACTCTTCGACCCTCCTTGCGAATGGACGGGTCACTGGAAGGTTCGACTCCACTATCCTCAAGCCATGAGAGCAGACCCCTGTTGTCCGAGAGAACTCCGACTGAAGCAAAGAGGTCTTCGTAACGACGGCGCAGGTGGGGGTCTGCATTCGCCAAATCCAGGTGGACTTGGTGTAGTTGAGTGCCAACCGTTGGTCCAAAGGCTTCGAGGAAATCAGCCTTACGGCCCTCAAGGGCTCCATCAAAAACCATGCGAAGGTGGGCTTCTGGAACAGTCACGAACCCCTCAGAATAGGTCCACACGCTCGGGTCCAACTCTCCGGAAATGGTGAGGTTGCTTAAAACCTGACCTGAACGAGAACCGAACCCAGCCTCCTTGCCGAACCCTTCCTGGCTTGTGATATCGAAGATGCCTTTGGTTACGTCCTTGAAGATCTCTCCAGCGGTTTCTGGACTTGTGGCCTCAATAAGACCCTGCACCGCTTTTCTCGCCGCACTTGTTACGACGGGTCCGTACTTTTCCCTGCTGTTGCTGAAGTCGAAGTTGATGGTCGGTATTTTATCGAGGGCAGATATCGTCGCGTCGGTCGAACCCAACCAGGGGACCGTCCATGTCCCGTCGAGGTTGTCGATCCATTGGAGTGCGGTTGCCCCCTTTGAGAAGGCATCAAGAGGTCGGTTGATGTCCTCAAGGGAGGCTTCTGGAAGATCGACTGGTCCGGCTTGTCCTGCCTGCGTGGTCATTCTTCATCTCCAAAGCCTGTCAGCCCTAGTTTTTCAAGGATCGCCAGCAACCGCTGCCGATCTTCTTCGCTTTCTGCCATCCGGAGAATCTCTCGGATTTCTGCTGGGGGCAGGTGTATAACATTGCCCTGCCCCAATTCAGATCTCGACTTGACGCTTGTCGTCGGTCGAGGAGGCTCTGGATACAGACTCCATCCAGTTATCCTGGAGATGCTGTTTGCTAGTCTTTGTTTCTCCTCCTCGTCAACACCGTGAGACTGAGTGTCTTCTTCAAAGAACCGGCGCAACTCAGTCGAAGGACCGGGCACTCCTGCCGGAGGTTGGGTTGAGAATGCTGAAGAAGCCTGTTGTCCGGAGGAGATACCTTCGGAACGCGTTGTGTTCACATGCTGGACGAGTCCTGCTGGATCAACGGATCCATATCCCTGAGTGAAGTAATTAGGCTTAGGACCGGGCACTCCTGCTGGCGGTGGGGGAGGGCCATCGGTAGCGGGTGCCTCACCGACAGGCGCTGGTGCGGGCTCTGCGAGGCTGAAGTGGCGCCTGATGGCCGCTGAATACTTAGGCATCAGTGCTCTAATCACCTCTCTATGTTCCTTCGCCATCAATTCGCGTTCAGTGGGGTTGTTTTGATCTATTATCCCAGCGATGACGCTGTCGAGTTTATCTATAAGCAACTGGCTGTCACCAGGAGCTCCCGGAGCAGGCTCGCCGCTAGATTGAGCACTGACGAGGAGATCCCCAATAACACGGCCAATTTCACCGCCCACACCTCTTGAGGGAATCCAGAGTTTAGACAGGTTGCTAATGGTCGTGTTGTAATCTTTGATATCCTGCATACCAGAATCACTTTTCAGCTTATCAAGTTCGGCCACACTTTTTCCATACTCGATCCTCCGCATTTGAGCAGCAAAAAACCGCGCTTCTTCGCTGTTTGCTAACTCTGCTGCCTTAATCTGTTCTTTCTTGAGATCCTGCTCCAGGGCGGAAGTCTCTTGGTTTGTCTGGAACGCCTTCGCCTGCATCACCATTTGAGCCTGTTGCATCGTTTGTTGCTGCTGCTGTTGCAAGAAACGAAGACCCGTGCTGATGTCAATCGGAGGCATGGGCTGAATGTTGAAGTTAGGCATCGGCAAAGGGACTCCTCACAACCATGTCGGGGTGTTGTTGCCGGAGGCATTTCCACCTGAGTTGTTGAACCCTCCGCCACCGTACAAGTTCATTAGTTGGTTCTGGAATGACTGCTGGTTCTGCATTCCTTGGATCGCGAATGCGTTGTTCAGTCCAGCGTTGAGTTGGTTCAGCATCGTTGCTCTGTTTGCCTGTCTTGTCTGAGAATTCAGCGCGGCCTGCTCAAGTCCCAGGTTCGGACCAGCAACCTGCTGGAAGATCTGGTTGTAGGGTCCGCTTGTCATAAGCCCAAAGGCGTTATTCATCGCCTGGCTTCTCATCTGTTCGCCGAACTGTAGACCAGCGAAGCTCGACTGGAGGGCGGAAGTGGGGGAGTTCTGGACTCCGCGAGCAGCCTGTTGTTGGTAGACCCTGCTCTGGAAGGCATCCTCTAGTCGAGCGGTTCGCCCGGGGTCCGAAAGGCCACCGAGAACCATCCCCTCAAGGCCAGAGAACACAGGGTTCATCCCCCGGTATTGCTCCATAAACTGGGGGCCGAACTGGCGCAAGAACCCTAGTTGCCCCTGAAGACCTTGACCAAACGCTTGGTTCAGGTTGGGTGAACTTTGCCCCCCTCCGAACAAGCCCCCAAAAATGGAAGCACCAGCACTCAATGCCTGAAGCCAACTCATTTGGCCTCCTTATCTTTTCACTAACTGGAATGTTGGTGTTCCCATCCCATGGTTTTCCCAAGTGTCTATGCTAAGACTTGGTTGAATGGCAATATCGGCCTGGGCCAGGCCTGGAGCCCCAACCTTAAGGTTCATGGTCGAACTACCCGAAGTAATAGGACCAAGCGCCCAGACGGCGAAATACTGGAGTTCGCAAGTGTAAACTCCGGTAGCCTCGACCAGATAAGTTGCTGATAAACCATGCAACCAGAGGCCAGATTTATAGGTCTGATTAGTTGTGCCCGGTGTCGCCTCCCCCCACTGAGTAAGATTGCCGCCTTCTAACCTTCTTGTAATAAGGTCGTCTTCTGGTTGGGGGTTTTCACCTGTGGCTTGAGCATGGAGATTAGGTCTGAGGTTGTGCGCGACGGAGGACATTACCGCCTTCCCCGAGGAGTCCCGTATCAAAATCCTCCAGCCCTCTGGGGGTCTGTCGGTGCGTCCATTGCCATTGGCCCCAGGCTCATGGTTTCTTACGGCAAAGTCTCTAGCCTGAACAATCAACAATTCTCCAGCGTTGAGAGTCGGGCTGTCGATAGAGAAGTTCACGTCAGAAGTTACTCCACCGATTGATACATCGCAGCGCAGGGTTGTCCAAGTATGCGCTGCGGCTGAAAAATTTCCAGCGAGGTCGGTTTTAGGGATAACAGTGTCTGCTGTGGGGGCGATTGTTTTTGAAGCCAAGATGGAAGTGCCTGCAATGTTCGCCTTGACTGGGAAGATCAGCGCGTACCAGATCGTTGAGTCGGAAGGGTCTACTTGGACAAGACGACCAAAAACGCCGTCTGTCATGCTGGGTGCTGCTACTGCTTCGCCTTCAGTTGTTGACGAAGTAATGTAGTCGCCTCTAGCGGGAACTGGGTCGTTGCCAACCTTTACCTGCGCGTAACCATCTCGGCACACTCTTACCTTGTTGTTCTCAGGACTCTGAACCACAACACCAACAACACCCGTGTCTGCCGCAGTCGTCGTCCTTACCACCGTATTGTCTGCGGTCGTGTCAAGGACAACCACCTCGCCTGCAAGCGGAGTTCCGGTATAGGAAAACACCGTCTCTGCATTTAGGGCTGCTGAGTGCCAAACACCACCCGACCTCGCTTTGAACTCCCCGCCCTGAGCCCCAAAGGCAGCCCCGGTATCGAACCAGAGATCTCCCACGCCAGAGGACGGAACGATATTGTTCAGTTGCGGTAGACGGTGGTCTGTCTTTACGTCAGCCGACGTAATGTTCAGTACCGATGCATTGTCCACGAGGTTATTGAGGCTGTCAGCCGTAACTTCCTGTCCCGTTGCAAAGGTATGGCCCTTTTGTAGATCAGCCATTATTCAAGGTTCTCCTGTTCTGGTATGGCGTTGACGCTGTAGTAGAGGATCTTGGTCCTGTTTGTCCCATACACACGGAACTTGAACTGCATCTCCCGAACAGCCCCAAACGAGTCTAGGTAAAATCGATGCCTGTTTAGTCCCCCCTCGGTAAGCGTGAAGGGGAGCGTGAGGCCACCGACAGCAGGATCTGGCAGGGTTACAGCCCCGTCTGTTATTGTCATCTGGTCGTGCTGGACAAGAGAAGCCTCGTCTGGAGCCACCCATAACTCTACAGCTCCCCCTGTCGCACCCATGCAGAACAGGTCCAGGAATTGGAAGTGCTTGCGGTAGTGTGTCCCTCCGAATGAAAACCGGGGAGTCTCTACAATGCTCTCGATAGGAGTGACATTGTCCGCATTGGTTGCCGAAGGGAAGACCTCGTAAACCTTGCCGTTTGCAGTGTCCCCGAAGTACAGACTCTCCATCCCGCTGAATCTGGCAAGCTGAAAGTCATTCACGTTCCAGCCTGTGAAGATTGACCAGGCCTTTTCCAGCATGTCGTAGACAAGGACAGTGTTATTCGAGGTCGCGGAGTCGAGGGGGACTGCAAGCATGTACAGGTTCTCCCAGACAACCCCAACTGCGTTTTCTGCATAGTCCCAATTGATCCTGCTGATTGTCCCCTGGATGTTGTCAGAGATCGGATGCACCACTCCGAGAGGTCGGTCCTGTTCTGTCTTTGAAAGACGGTGGACCCCAAACCGACTCAAGAAGAAGAAGTCGTGACCCGCCTGGACAACAGACTCAGGGGCGATTGTCCCGACATCGCTGTTCAGCGGCATGATCGCAGTGGAGTCAAAGAGCAGGTCGCCAAAGTTGGCCTGGTCGATGTCAAGGAGCCAAATCGACTCTCGCATGAAGCAAATGATCCCGTTCTGCATGAAGGGGATGATCCGCTGCATCTGGTCGTTTGGGTTTATCAAATACCCCTCAGTTGTGTCGAACGTGGAAGGATTTCCAGGCTTGGAGAAGTAGACATACCCGTCATTTTCCCCTTCTCCTGCAATCCAAAGTCGAGAGAGCCAAAAGGCCGCGTCTTTGCCCTGGGGGACGCTGCGCTTGAGCCCATTGGCCTCCCCATTCACCTTGGATAGGGATCGGGATCCAGAAAATGCAAAGACATCCAGGTTCCCTTCCTCCAGGAAGTAGGTTTGGTCTTTTTGAGCGCTCATCGTATCGAAAACCTGAACAAACCTAACCCGATTCCCTGTCGGACCACTACCAGTGGCACCAGAAGGGAGCTCCAGGACTTCCCAGCCAGTTCCAGGTGTCCCCTCCCAGCGGTAGTAACCTGTAACAGGAGGAGTCCCGCCGACGTTCTGCCCGATTGTGGCTAGGAGTCTGTTGCTGGGAACGGCAGCGTTCGGCAGGTGTGCGCCCAGTCCGTAGACCCTACCAGCTTGAGTGTACGTCTGAAGGCCAGCGGATGTTATATCCGATATACCCGGACGCTTCTCAGCAAACGCCCCCTGCTTGATTCTCATATTCTGAATCAAGGAGGCCTCGTTTTCGGACAGGCGGGTTGGGTGAATCTTCGTATTCATCCCACCAGTCAAGGAGTCCACCACAAATGTTGCTGAAGGTGAGTCCAGCGCCTGTGGAAGCGCCCTGTAACCCTGAGTTCCTGCCATCAGACTCTCCCGGTCCTCACGTTCATGTCAGGCATGAACATGAAACTGTTGTCCTCGTTGATTCTGTCTTTTGTGAAGTCCTCTAGGAGTTCCTGAAAACGCCCCTCCTCGACCCCGGCCTGAGCGAACTGGCGGAGATTCTTCAACAAGTCGCTGAAAGCACCGACCACCAGAATGTCTTCGCATGGGAGAATGGTGGAGTCGTTGTCAATCTCAAGGTCGTCCATCATGATCGAGAACACCATGTTCAGAACCGTTTCGCTTGTTGGGATGGGATGCAACCGAATGATCGGGTAGCGGGAGACGCACTCCTTGGGTGCAATCGCGCCCATTGTCACAGGCGTCGATTCTACTGAGACCAGCGTGACTGTCCCCCCTGTCCCACTCTCCTTTGAGAAGGACACCACTTCATCGTATAAATTTGCTGTCGTACCGCCCACAAAAGTCTCGTCCTCGAACATTAGGCCGTCTTTGTAGCCCTTTATCCTGTACTTGTAGACAAGGTTGTCCCCAGCGAGATCCGAAGTTGCGGTGAGTCGCGCTGCGGCACTAGGCTGGGTGTGGACGCCACGAGTTCCCAAGCGACTGTAGTAGCAGGAGACCCCGGTTCCGCTGCCAATGGTGTTAATGAACCGCTCAGTCAGATCCGTATCCGGGAGCGGTAAAATCACTCGGTCATTGGCCCTGTCGTAGAGGCGGAGGATCTTATCGACATTCGCAGGAAGGCCGACAACCTCAGAAGAAACGGTAACGGTCGTCTCCCCAACCAGCTCTGGCCATGCGTAGCGCCGCAGTATCTGCTTGTAACGCCTGTTAATAGCCTGCTTTACGACAGTCTCTTTCTCAGTATCTGTCCTGTTAGCGAGTTTCATTACCTCGCCCATCATCTCACCGAGGGTCTTCGCCATTATCGTTTCCTCCGCATCCAGTTCGCCAATTGCCGCATCGCCCGCTCTCCTGCAAAGCAACAGTCAAGCACTGCATAACTACCCAACACCACTCCAGCACCCTCAGTGGCTTCGCCGGACATTATGTATTGCCCATGTATGTCTTTGTTTACTATAGGCGAAACAACTAGATACTCACCAGTAATCTGGTCCGCATCCTCTGCTCGAATCTCATAGGCACCACCCGTATCTGGCACAGACCTCACCGAGAAAGTCGCAGTAGTGGTCTCTACCCCTGAAGAAGTGACGACATAGGCACCAGAAATGGTTCCCGAAGGTTGAACCTCGAAAGTGCCGGAAACTCCCGTTGTGGCTTCTACAGCGTAGGAACAGTCCGATATGGATGCCTGCCCCTGAACCGCGTAGGCCCCCGAAGTCACCTCAACCGAAGAGAAGGTCACTACGAACGTAGCACCTGTATCAGGGGCCTGTTGATAGGTTATGGCGTAGAACGCGGAGACCCTCTTTGCCTCCGAAACAAGGTAGGTTGCGGCAACCGTCGTTCCTGAAGTGATTGCGAATTCTGCCTCGGCAGCAGTAGTAGCAGACTGAACAGCGAACGCTCCGGTTGCCGCAGTTACCGTACTCGCCGCCTCCACGACATACGTTCCGCCAGAAGTCGCCGCCACCTCGATGGCATAAGCTCCTCCGGTTGTCCCCGACAAACTCCCGCTATCCAACGAATAGGAGCCCGAAGTCTCTGTTGCCGTTTGGACTGCATAAGCAGCGGTTGGGGCAGCCGTGGATTGGTACTCAAGGACATACCCACCAGAAGTAGTGGTCCCAACCCTGACCGAGTACGACCCTCCAGTCGCCGTAAGCGTCTGAGCCTCAACGACGTAGGTTCCGGTTCCGGCGGTTACCGTGTGCCCGATCTCAAAGGCACCGCCTACTGTTCCTGTCTGCGCTGACTCGACAACATACGTTCCGCCAGAAGTAGTCGAAGTTTGGACGGCATAGGCACCAGCAGGTTCGCTCGTATTCTGGTAGGTCAGAACATAGACACCAGCAGTTGTCGTTGCAGATCTCAGCGCGAAAGCGCCGCCAGCAGTACTCGTGAAACTTTCGACAACTTGGTATTCACCACCGGAAGTAGTTGCAACCTGGACGGCGTATGTTCCCCCAGGTGTTCCCGTCTCCTGGTAGGTGATGACATATTCACCGCCAGTTGTCGTCGCAACTTCAACAGCATAAGCACCACCAGGAGTTACTGACTCTTGGTAGGTGATTACATAAGTACCTGTGATCGTCGGCTGCTCTGATCCAGAGATGTTGTAAGAACCACTGGTATCCGTTGTTGCTTGTAGAGCGTAGGCTCCGCTGGGAGTCGTTGTCTCCTGGTAGGTGATTACAAAAGACCCGCCAGCAGTATCTGTCTCCTGATAGGTGATGACGTAAGAACCACCAGCAGTATCTGTCTCCTGGTAGGTAACTACATAAGCACCCGTTATTGTCGGCTGCGATGACCCGGAGACATTGTAAGAACCGCTGGTGGCCGTTGTTCCTTGTAGAGCGAAGGCTCCACTAGGGGTCGATGTCTCCTGGTAGGTGACAACGTAGGCACCACTAGTAGTTGTTGACGCTTGAACCGCGAAATCGCCAACTAATAGTGGCTTTACCTCCACAGCGACGGCATAGGCACCACTGGTTATAGTTGCGGCTTTTACAGCATAGGCTCCGCCAAGTGCAGTGGCCTCCGTAGCAGTGACTACATATTCTCCGCTGGTGGTGGTGGCAGCTTGTACCGCGAACGCTCCACCAGTAGTTGTGGAGCTCTTTACTGCATAAGCACCGCTTGGAGTTGCCGTATACTCAGTACTTGTAACCCCCTCCGGAATAACAACAGACAGGCCGGCAAAGCCATTCACTCTGGCGTCTGTACCCCAACCCATATAATCATTAGTCGCACCCCAATCAGTGTTGGCACTGGAAAACGATCCGTGCTTCTCAAAGTACAGAAGAGAATAACAACCAGAACCAGAAACCTCGTCGATCCCCTTGAAGGTCGTACCAGACCCATAGTCAACATTAGCGGCCCCATCGAGTAGGCCTACATTTCCTGACGGTGGGACAGTCAGCGTCCAAGGACAATTCAATACAGCACTTGCTGGGAGAACGAATGTTTCTCCCTGGTCACCGGCAGTGGAAATCGTAACCAGATCCGATCCGGCCCTTCGCCACCCACCCCAACTGACGATTAGCGGATTGTCCATGCCTGTAGCGGTGCCAACATAAGTGCCGTCGCTTGGTTGGTTCCAAAAACAAGCCTCTGTTGAAGTGTCATTGACACCATGGACAGACGACATGGAGATCGTCGCTATATCCGAGAGAGTCGCGCTGGCACCACGGACAACAATCATTCTTATGTGGCTGGCTCGACAGGTAGTAGAGCCAACGATCCGGCAAGCAAGTGCGGGGGCACTAGCACTACCAGTAGATTGAAAGTCTGTGCTTGTGAGGTACTTACCAAACGCTATCGACCCTTGCTGGTTTCCGTTGCCACCACGAGCGAATCCAAGATCAACCCAACCAGTGGTTACCCAATCCGGTAAAGTTCCGGTGTCAAGGTTACTACAGGTAAAGGTGTGCCCAGTTGTTGGGTGTAGTCCATTGGAAGTGTTTGGCATGGGGCCATTACTTGACCGCTCGTAAGTTCCAAAGACAATAACGAGATCATCAACCTGTGGGACCAGCGAGCCACTGTGAGCAGCAACTGTTGTTGAAGTGGACTGATTGGCCGCTGGGGCTGCATCTTTCGCAGCAAAGTTGAGAATCTCAGTGGCCATATCAGGTCACCGTGATCTCTACCGTCAACTCCCCTGGGTTCTGGCACTTCGTTATGTAGAAACGAAGCAAATCCCTGTCTGATATAGACTGACTTGTACTCGTTACAGTCCCATAGGTAGACGACAACGTGATGTCTGAAGACAGTTTATAGGTCGGTGCATACGGGTTGCTACTCTTGTACGTGTGGCCCGAAGGTAGCGGGTTGGCCTGTCCGCTCCCGAACCACTTATGGGCTAGGTATCCCTCCACAATATCCATGTTGGTTGCACTGAGAGCGCCCTCGAACATCAGCAACTCACTCAACCCAACCTCCATGAAATGCTGAGAACTTGAGTTCTCAGAGACGCCGATAGCGTTGAAGTTGAAGTTGTTATCTGGAGTCAGCCCAGTGCTCAATGTTGAGTTGGAATAGAGGGCTGCGGCCCCGTTTATGTACTCTGTCACACCCCCAGCGTTACTGTTTGCCGTAGCGTCGTATACCATGACTCGGATCTCGTCCCCACCCAACTCATCTCCGGAGGACGTAACCTCGTCGCCGTCGTCATTCCTTATCGCGTGGTCCCTGTTGCTTGTTCCCCACCGAGCCTGGAATGCAGAAGCGCCAGTGTCCCTTGTTCCTATTATGGCGTCGTCCCTTGCGGACCAGTAATCGCCAATCACAAAGACACAAGTCCAACTCTTTGCATCCGTGAGGTTATAAGTTCCCGAAGCACCGTTCAGGAAGTAGTCTGAACCGTCGAAGTAGACTGACTCTGATCCGCCAGGGCCATTATCAGTTGTGTATCTAGGGATCGCAGTTGAGGTTGTCTGATTAAACCAAGCCAAATTCTTATTATAGGAATACCAACGACCGCTCGCGAGCGAGTTGCCGTCTGAAAGGGCAAAGTGGTCTTCTGCACGGAAGTGCCAGATCAACGGACCTTCAAGATCGGAGTCATCAATAACCGAAGCGGTTGTGGGATCGACCGAGTAGTTAAACGTCCCTGTCCCAGATGAAAGTTTTGCTCGAATGCCAGTTATCGTCGTTGAGCCGTGGTACAGTTTAACTCCAGCAACGTCTACGGCATGGAACCCGTCTGGGGCGCATGAGGAAACAGTGTGCTCGTAGGTCGCCATTTGTCGTCACTCCTCGTGCAGAACGATCTTCCCTCCGACGAACTCCCACAGCCTCTTCCCTGAATCGGGTATCTCCCACCCGAATACTTGAGTCACTTCGTGTGTAGCCGTACCGCTGTCTTGAGAGACTCCGACTGTATGCTTTTCGTGGATCACCGGACGAGCCCCTAGAGGAAGCTCAATCAGGAACGGGTAAGGCAGATTACGACCAGCGATCAGCAACGAACGAAGATCATGCTCGCGAGCAAACTTCTGCCCTTTGCCTCGACCGTCAACCAACACCCCGTTACTGGTACGACCCGACCAACCGAGCACTTCTTCATGTCCCCAGCGGTAATCTTCTTCTGACATTACGCGCTAACTGTGTAGGTCGCCGTGAAGACTAGAGAAGAGGTTCCAGAACTCGAAGTCGAAGTCGTTGTTATCTGAGTTTTGATGTACTCAGTGAAGATCGACCCCCCAGACGCAGTTTGGAGGCCAGTTGCCCAAGAAGTAGAGCTAGCGTCAGTAAAGGCACCACCAGTTACTGCGGCGCTGGCGCTTGTCCAGTCAGCATCTCCAGCGACCCCTGTACCAGAAATGGCGAGCAGTCCACTCGTTGTGAGCTCATTCGCAGACGAAGGAGTTTCAAAGGTGTCGTTGATTACACCCCTGCGGACCTTCGCAGACCCACTCAGGGGCGTCGCATCCGTCCTCTCGATGCTGTTGACGGTAACAGTGTGCTGTTCACCAGTCCCAGATTTAAACTTCATCCGGTGCATCTTCCACCAACTGTTGTTCCCGGCGGTGATCGGATTAGATGCAGGCGTCAGGTCGAAGTCAATCACTGTACCGTACTTAATCCCAGCGCCATTTGTTGCGCCATCTGCACCGCCAACAACTCCGCCTCCGGTCCCAACCGCAGTGGTTCCGTCTGCCCCGTACTCCATGTAGCCGAATGTGAGTGCCATTACTTGGCCTTCTTTCTCTTCTTGGTGCTGGAAACCTTAGTTCCTGAACGCTTTGCATAGGCAGCCGCTGCCTTGCGTCCTGACTTTGAGTAGGCGAAATGCCTCCTACCAACCTTTGGCAAAGTCCCCCCTCTACGGTAGATCTACTCTGCGCTGCCCAGGAGGGCGTTGCTGTCTACGAGAAAATTGTTTGCGTGCATCTTTTAGGTAATCTCGCAACATCTTTTTCGCGTTAGTACCTATGGGAACACCCGCCTTACCCCGCGCTATGTCCCCTAAAGTACTGCCAAATCGACGCTCCACTGGTTTAACTGGAGCCGAGGGGGCCTTTTTTGGTACTGGCGGTACAGGCGGTTGACGCAAGCCCTTTATAGGCTGCTCGTAGGTAGTCTTACCCGCTTTCTGTATGCGCTGATACTTTCCTGGATTCTTCATGTACTTGATTTGCCCCGGACTGTACTTAATCGGAGCTGAAGGAGCCTTAGGAGCCTTTGCTTTCCCACGGGGCTTTCCACCCCTGCCCCCACCACCCCCCCCTCCAAATGCGGGTTGTTGTGGGTCACTCCGAAGGGTCCAAGGTTTGGTAATATCCTTTTTCTTGGGTGCCATGATTGCCTCTCTTACTTCGGGTCGCGCAACTTGAGTCTTGAAAACGTATTGAGGAAGCGATCAACGCCCCCTTCGCGCTCCCAGAAGCCTGGGCACAACTTATTGATGAGATGCCACGGACGAATCGGAATCGCTGCCTTGAGCATGTGCGTCCCGCCAAGCGACATCCCGTTGCTCTTGTGTTTGGTCTCTCTTAGCAAGCGAACGTCCCGCATGAAGTTCTTGACCTCCTGTGGGTACTTTCGACGCCACAGTTCCATGACCTTGTCGAGCAGCCGCTCTTCGGCACCAGCAAGGTTAAAGGTCGGGGAGGCTGCCGAAGCAGCCCCCCCAGCAACGAAGGAGGTGCGATCACTCATTAAGTTACGCCGGTAAAGCGACCAAGCCCGTAAGAGTTGCGTACCTCAAGTGTCACTTCGTGGTAGACAGACCCTGGCTGGGCGTCAGTTGTCCGAGCATATTCTTCCGCACGGGTAGGCTGAAGGAATGCCTTCGCAAAAAGATCACGCTGGAAGGCGTAGCACTCGCCCGACACATTGTGCCGCGAAAGGTGGATCGAGAGATTCCCGAAGTCCGACTGGTAGTACATGATCGAATTCCGGATCGTATCGCCAGCGGACCCATCAATGTTCCTCTGGATGGTGGATCCAGCAGTAAACCCAGTGATGTCAACCTTGCCCGCCGCATTGGCAAGAATGGTGTCTGTTTTCGCTCCCTGGTCCCACATTCTCTCAAGCAGGGTATTGAGTGTAGCTTCAGTCAGGTTTGCTACGCTATGGTTTTGGGCTGGGGTATCGATGATGTCGAGCGGGTCTCCAGGAGACCCAGCGGAGGCAGTACTGAGTGGCGTCCATTTAGTCAGCCCATTCATTACTCGTGCAGTGGCCGAGGTCCCTGCCGCCAGGGTTCCCGTCAGGAGTGCTGATTCAGTATTCCTGGCCAGTTCTCGCATCCCCTTGTCGAGTTGGTAGGCAAAGGCATCAGTCATACCAGCGTTATCAACCGCTCGCATGGTATCAGTGACCGCGAAGTCTCTCCGCAAGATCTGGGTGCTGTTGGTCTGCCTGACAGGCTTGCGAGTCACCGCATGAGCAAACGCAGTCCCTTCCGCTGACCCCGCAGCACTGACAGGCTCCAAGTCATCAAGCAACCACTCGTGCGTTGTTGAACGCGCCACTGTAGATTCAATCATCGAAAAAAACGGGGTATCCGCAGGATCGATGTTCGAGATGATGTCAATTAAATCTTCGCGAATCGACGCGGCAAGTGTAGAGCCGGTGTCCGCCGCATAGGTATGAAGAGCCATTTGTTTTACTGCCGAGGGCTAGGCGAGAAGGGCCTTCAACCGCCTGACTTCGTCCAGGGCTGGTGCTTCGCCAGGAAGTCTCTGAAGTCCTTACGTTGACCACCGCGCTGAAGTGACCCAAGGTCTTCTTTGATATCCGAGTCTGCTGGTACTTGCGGAGCCGGGGCACCGGTTTCCAGCCTAGTCGGTCTCTGAGAACCCTGGCCGCCTCTCTGCATTCTGCGAAGAGCAGCGGCTTGGACTGCGCGATACATCCCTGTTGGACTTGCTTGCAAACCAGGATCTGACTCGTATTCTGATGCGGCCTCTTTGAAAAGTCCACTGCTCTGGTCATTGAGTTCAGGGAACTCAGTAACAGCCTGGCCCCAGGATTGTTCCTGGATGCCCTGAAACTGCTGCTGTTGGTATTGCTGCTGCTGCTGCTGCAACAATCCTTCTAGTGTCGAGTTCGCTGTGCCCTGTGCCGACAGTTGAGCAATCTTCGTCATAGCGTCAACAAACCTGTCTGGGTCATTGTAACTATCACGAGCCGCTTCCGTTAATCGGTCGATCTGATTTGCCAGGTCCCCAGCAGGTTGCTGGGGCTGTGCCCTGACGAGCTCCAACTGTTGCTGGAGTTCAGCGGCCTTAGCCTCGGCTTCCTTTCTCTTTGAATTGACTTCCTTGAATCGGTCGTAAGGAACACGATGATCCTTTGGCGACCCGAAGCCCGAGGCGGGGGCAGTATCCGAAGTTTGCTCAGACGTTCTTGCCTCTTTCGGTGCCGGGGCACCGATGTCGGGTGTCTGGGACCCGGCTATTTCTCCCGGTTGGGCCGCAGGGAGGCCCTCTTTTTCACCTGCCATTGTCTCCTCCTAAACGCTTAGAAACCACTATGGTTCCTATGTAGAACCGATCAGTTAGTTAGTTCTTTGTCAAGAGTAATCTTGAGGCTTACGACCTGCTTCCGCGAAGACGCCAGTAAGGAGGTCTTCCACGCCCTTCACCGCGCCTCGAACCTCATGCAACTCAGCCTCTTCTCGCGTATTAACCATCCTAGAAAAAAGGTCGATCTTCTGACGTTCAGCCATGACCTCAAGGACTGCGAAAACGCCCCCCTGGATCATCTCCCTGCATGTTCCCGATATTCGGCGATTCTGCTCAACGTCCGGCTGAGACTTCAATTCATCCAGAGCGGCCTGGTGGGCGAGCTCAAGCGATGAGTTCCCCTGCTGGTTCAACTCCTGCCTCCTGTCCCTGAGCAGGCGGAGCTTCGGGCAGCATCATGTAAGTCCTTGTGCCCTCAGTCTTTACCTGCGCCCCTTGTTGCTGTAACTGCTCAAGAAGAACGCTATCCCCAATCTTCGCAAGGTGTAGTGCGAGGTGGCCAGTGAGAAGGAGCGTCAGTTCCGGATCGTCCGCGTTGGCCTCAAGCGCCTGCTGAAGCACCGGGATGTGCAACTGGTGGGGATCTCCCTGGTCCACAGGCGCGACCATTTTCATCGTCTGCATGAGCTGGATCTCTGAGACTTGCTTCTGGGCGGCGTCCTCCTCGAAGAGTCCCGGCCCCCGCAACAACCTTCTTGAGGAGCGGAAATCAGAGTTCTCGAAGTAGTCTCTCAGGATCTCAAAGTGGTTTACAAACGGGCTGAACACCGGGTTTGCCGCCACTTGCATGTCTGCGAACGCCTTCTCCACTCGCGACCGACTGCTGATGTTGTCGAGTCGTCCAGTTGGAACCAGATCGAAATCCTTGTAGAGATCCCAGCGGTTAAATACCAACGGTTGAGCGCCACCATCGACGTTGATCATCACAGAGGGGTCGCCGTACTGCGCCCACAAGAACAGTGTTTGTCGGTGAAGCCTTCGCATCGACTCTTGGAAGATCTGAAGGTCGAGATTCGCAACCATATCGCTCATCCTGGAGATCTCTGAAACCTCCGTTGCCGTTCGGCGCTCAACTTTCTGGTTCACGTTCGAGATGCCGAAATCGGTAACTCCTACATACTCCTCTGCATATGCCTTGAGTGTGCGCTCTTCGTTATCGAAAGAGTAGTCAAGTGCCTGAAAGGCCAGGGGCTTGATATCGTCCATTCGCCTGACTGGGATGTAGGAACCCGGCCTGAACCTCAAGTTCGACGAGTTCCTGATCGACCCTTCACGCACCAGGAAGGTGAGCGAGTTCTGGATTGTCATGCGATCAAGTTTCGCATTGTGCTGGGCGTTGATCTCGGTCTGGATGTCGTTGAGCATTTCTGGGATCCCCCTGGGGGAGTACCATCTCGGCTCATTAGCCTCATGCACAAATCGAGTGAATGGCCACATCCCATGCTCGTAGGGGAACTCGACGAGGCGCAGGACTTCTCGCCCCTGCGGGCTGATTGTCAGGACGCACCTTTCGGCAATCCCGTCGCCATTGATATCGTGGTGGAAGTAGACCTCAAGAACCTCAACAAACGAGGAGTCCTCTGCGCTTTGCAGCATACCCTCGCGCCTCTCTCGGATTGCGTCCAGGACAGAATCCGTGCGGAGTCTTTTGCTTGCACGTTCTCCGTCTGCAACCTTGCGAGCGGCCTCCATGTTGTACATACCGTTAATCCCTCGCTCGACGATCTGATCGGGCTTGAGGAACATACGATGTGCAATCCATGGAAGATCGTCCACGTCATCTGTGGAGTCCCAGGGGACCACGATGTCCCTGGGGTCAACAAAGACCCAGCGTGGAGCGTTGTACTTCGTCACCTGGAGACTAACTTCCAGTTTCTCATTCCCAGCACGGAACTGGCGAGCCATTGATTCGTAGGCTGCCGCATCGTCGGGACTGTCGCCGACAATCCCCAACTGTTCTGCGAACTGACCGAGCTCCTCGTCAGTAACTGCCCCCCGGTCAACTTTGAGTCCTGTTAGGTCTAGCACTCTGGTTGACCGTTCGGTCTTGTGCTCCCAAAGACATTTGATAATGGACATGCCGTAAGTAAGGAACGAATCGATACTATGGAGCTGAGCTTCGCGGCACCGAGACATGCGGAAGCGCAGAAGCCAGTCGTAGAAGGCCTCGATCCTGTGCGACCGTTCCGGGTCGGCATCGCCAATCGCTTCTATTGAAACTACCGGGTTCATCCCGAATACCGCGTTCACAAAGACTGGCTTCTGGTGCCGAATGACCTTATCTGTGAGTGGCAGGTGGATGTTGGAACTTCCCGGCCAGGGGAAGTCCTTTTTCTTCCTGATACCGTAGCGTTTCTTGTAGTAGGCCTCAGACTTGGACTCCCATTCGCTTCGGTGGCTCAGGGCCTCACTTACAGACCCGACTATTTTATTGACCTCTTCGTCTGAGATCACAGCGGTGACCGCTGACACTGCCTCTGGGTGTTGTTCTGGCATCTCAGACTCCGTATCCAGTTAGTCCTGCGTCTATTGATTCGTCTCTAACAAATCGCTGCCCCATGCTGTAAGCCGGTTCGTAGTCCAACAGATACCTGACAGCGTCGATCATGTCCTTGCCGCACTCGTCAGGCTTCTCCCTGGCCCCGTACTCTTTCTCAAGATCCTTGATACACCAGATGTAGTTCTCAAAGGCCCAGACCATGTTCTGGCAAGAACGCAATATCAAAAACCTTGGCTCCCCGACATCGGTTCTTAATCGCTCATGTATCCGCTGGTGACCGAGTTGGATGTCGTTGTTAATGTCCGCATAGAAATCGAGGTTGTATTTTTCGTATTCCTCTATCAGTGTCGTCCCTGTGAACACAGAAGGGGTTTTGCCGAAGTTTGGGTCGATGATCCGCTCGTAGACCTCCTCAGTCCCCTCTTCGGTTCTAATGATCGAGGCGTAGTCCCTGACAGACTTGTGTGCGGTTTTGATCTTGGCGAACTCTTCTCGGGGCCACTCCCGATAACAGATGATCTGGTCTCTGGGGTTCACCGCAAACCATGCGATGTAACAGGGTCTGCGATCATGCGGGTCCATGACCATGAAGCGCGGCCAGTCTTCGGGGATCGTGAAGTCATCGAGGACATGAGCATCCCTTGAAAAGGTCGGAAAGATGGACCCCGAAAGGTGGCTAAACTTCCCGTGGATTCTCGCCTCAATCTCTTCTGGGAGGAGGTCCGAAATGAAGTCCTCTTTTTCCTTCTCTGCAATATGCGGGTTATCCATCAAGTCGAGGTGGAATGAAGAGATCCGCTTGCCGTCTGTTTTTGCGTAGAGCTCATTATAGATCCAGGGGCAAGCCAACGGGGTCAGGGTGAACCAGAGTCTGCCTCCGTGATCGAGGCAGCCGCGTCTTACACTGATAAACATCGACCTCGGCGGTGGCTCGTCGAACCAGACGCCGTGCCAGTCGTGGCCTTCGTAAGTTCCGGGATCCTGCTTGTAAGAGCCGATGAACAGGCGCGAGCCTGTCGAGAAGGTCAGGACTTCTGGGTAGCCATCAGTGCCGTTTTTTGTATGGGTGATCCAGCCCTTTGGGCAGTAGGACTTGATTTTCTTCATCAGGATCTTATCGACGCTTTTGCGTCTGTCGTTGACCATCGCGAGAATATCGACAGGTGGGGTAGGCAGGTTTGTGCGCGTCCCGTCTTGGCGGAACCCCATGCAGTGGCTGATCGCTTCCACCACACCAACGGTGGACTTCCCGGTTCTGTTCCCGCCAGTAATGAGCCTTATCTTGGCTGGATCCTGTAGGAAGTCGATTTGGTCTCCGTAGGGCTCAAAAAAGAGAAACGGACATTCATCCATGGCCCGCTCCTTGTCCTTGAGCCTGCGATATTCTTCTTCTAGGCCAGGCCTGGGATCACTCACCTTGGTCCTCTTTTGCCTCCGGCGGCAACTCCCCAACGGCTTTCCGCAACTGGAGCACCTGGGCTTCTAGTTCTGCGGTCGGCAGCTTGGTTGGATCGAACCCAACAGAAACTCCGACCATATTGACATCTGGCTTCGAGAGTTCTGGGTAGAACACTCTAAGGAAGTGCTCCATGCTACGCACATCGCCATCCCTGGCCTTCTTGAAGAGCGCGATAGCAACCTCGTGGCCGTTATCTCGGACCATCTTCATCGTGAAGTCCTGAACGAGGGCCTTCACATCCGACCGCGCTAGATTATGTATTTTCCCCTTAAAATAGTCATTGGCTTTTTGGCGAGCATCTCCGACCTCACAATCGCAGTCGGAAGCATTGAAGAAGACCACCTCGGTGTAGCGCATCGCCCACCAGGTGTGGTACACGCCAAGTGTTTTGGCTGTATGGCCCCCGACAATGTCCTCAAGTTGCAGTCGCAATCGTTCGAGATCATCGGTGATCGCTAGTTTTCGCTCAAGCTGAGGCTTTGAGACTGGCCCAGAAGAGATAGGAAACAACCTGGAGAGAACCTTGGAATAATCGAAGAGTCTCCCCTTCGCCTTTTCTGGGAGTTCCCTGATCGCGGCTGTGCCTGCATCCTCGCCGGTCTTAACAAGCGCAGCGAGTTTAATAGGCTTGTTATCTACAGACGTTCCTGGGGGGTTTACCGTTTCCATTCAGGCTACATAACACAAAGCAATGTTAATATACAGAATAAAAACATGGTTGAAATATATAGGTCACCTCTGTACTGTGGCGCAACGTCACCAGGAGGGGGGGGGCTTGGCTGAGAATCTACCGGCGCGATCAGTGCCATCTCTGTTCACATTCGACCATGAAACCAAGGAGCGCCTTCGCCTGACAGCGAGGCTCTATGGGCTCTCAATGAGCCAGGTGTTGAGGCACCTCGTCCGGTCTCATTGCCCAAGCCTTGAGGAAGCGGAAAAACGCCTTCTGAAACACCCGACTGGCGTCACCTTCCTCGAAGACCCTGACGCAAAGCACCCACCAAACCTGGAAAAACTCGCCTCAAAGAAGGACGGGGTTCGGGTTGACTACGACTCTGTACGGAAGTGGTGGAACGCCGACGTGTCAGTCCTCCTGAACAAGCCAAAGATTAAGGCCTTTTCCCCAACACGCAAAGCCAAGGTCAAGAAACGAATAAGAGATAACCCGGCAGTACTGGACGAGATCCGCGAGGAAGCCCACAAGATCGGGAAGTTCTACTACAACGCAACTTCATGGGGGGGATTCGACTGGCTCTTTAAAGGCGAGGGGAATGTCCAAAAGTTCCTGGAAGGGAACTACCGAGAAGAGGACATGCATGTAGACAATGTTCCTTCTTTCTGGCAGGCTCCGGCATGGTTCCCGGAGAACTGGCAAAAAAAACCCGCCTACCGAAAAATGGCCATGGCGGTCGGCTGTCCCCCAGAGCAACTCAGGAGGGACAAATGAGCAGCCTAATCCCGGTTTTCCGCCACTCCTTCAAAGACATAGTTTCCGAGATCCCAAGAACGCTGGTGGTCACAGGAAACCACCGCAAGGGGCAGGTCGTCGTCGAGATCAGCCGCGATGATGGAGAAGCCGTCAGGTTTCTCGCGATGCCAGAATACAACACGCTCACCGTCCTCGACGGTGAAGGGGCATTCAATCTCTTCGCGCTCTGCGAGAAACTTGGACTTGGGAAATCCCAAAGCAGCACTATTCACAAGGAAATCAAAGACGTTAAGACTTGGCTATTTAGCCATAAACACCCGGATGACAAATGGATGACTCTCTCTGAATACAATCGTCTATCAGACGGTGAAGAAGGAAACAGGGACACGTTCCACGAGGAACTCCAATCTGTTGAGGACTCTACCAGACCTAGCCCTGGAGCAAGCCCTAGCCAAGCAGAGCTGGATTGGCTCAACGAGGTCTAACTGCCAAACCATGGACTGATCGATTAAACAACGCCTTTCCAGAGGGCACCCCGGTCCCGGGCACTTACCTCCTCGCCCTCCTCACACGACCGGGGTGCCAAGTTTGCGAGGACCAGTGAAAAGTTGTAACGTGCTATGCCTTGACCTTGGAACCAGCATGGGCTGGGCCAAACACCTCGACGGTAAACTCACCCACGGTACAGTCGTATTCCCGAAGGATCTGGGGGACCGACTCGTAGAGTTCAGGAAGTGGCTCGAAAAAAACCTGACTGTCGGGCACGTCATCTACGAGCAACCCTTCGGAATGCCAGGGAAGGCCGTCCTCACCCTCCATGCAATGATCGGGGTTCTCCTGTGCGTTTGCAGGGAAGGTGACGTTAATGCCATGCCCATCAGCCCAATGACAATAAAAAAGATGGCCACCGGGCACGGCCACGCGACAAAAACTCAAATGCTTGAGTCTATTCGCGAACGCTGGCCCGATGTAGACACTCACGACGAGGCCGACGCCCTCGGTATCTTCCTCTGGTATTCCGAGGAAAA